TCCACCAAAGAGATTGCCCTTCCCTCTGGCAGACGCTATGCCTTCCCCGATGCCAAGTGGACGGAATGGGGGACAGCTACCAACCGGACTGCAATCTGTAACTACCCTGTGCAGGGCTTTGCCACCGCTGACCTGTTGCCGATGGCCCTTGTTCGTCTCAGCAACGCCTTCAGGGAAAACAACCTGCAGTCCGTAATCTGCAATACGGTTCACGATTCAATCGTAATCGATGTCCACCCGGACGAGAAAGATATCTGTATCAAGCTGATGCGGGAAGCAATGCTCTCCCTGCCTGAACAGACACAAGAACGCTACGGCGTGTTCTACGATATGCCTGTGGAAATAGAATTAAAAATAGGCAAGAATTGGCTTGACCTTTCTGTCGTAGACTAGTAAGATTGTCTTACGCAACCCCTAATCGTATAGGAGACTTACAGAAAATGATTGGGACAGAAATAGAAAACATCGATGACAAAATGGGTGAATTGACACAAGCGTTAAACACCGATGATCTAGAAACCCTGATGAAGATGACAGGGCAATCAGACGGAGGCCCGAAGCAGAAGACTGGTCTTCCTCGCCTGAACATAAATTATCAAGACGAATCGGAAGATGGGCATACCCTCACTCGTGGGTCTTGGAAAATTATGATGGATGGCGAGTTCTTGTATTCCAAGAAACCTCAGTTTCGACCTATATACCGCACCTTTGAGTGGAGTTTGTGGGATCAGGAAGAAGGCACATTTGCTGCTAAATCCGTTCAGGATGTCAACAGATTCGGTCAATTTCCTGACAATGTTGGCGGCGTAAAGTGTGGTCGTCTGACTAAAGAACAGGAAGCACAACTGGGTGAAGATCATTCGGATGTCTTGCGTTCCCGGGCTGCAATCTGTAATCAGGTAATGTATGGCATCATATCCGGGGACTTCACCAAAGCAGATGGCACAAAAGTTAAGGTTGAACGCCAGCCTGTTGTTGCCTACTTCAAGAAGTCTGGTTTTATGCCAATGAGCAACTTCATCGACAGCCTGTCAAAGCAGAATAAGGTCATGCAGAGTTGCGTTATTGACTTAGGAACAGACCGTAGGCAGATGGGCAGCGTTACCTACTGGGTTCCAGTTCCAACTCTTGCCAAAGAGGTTCCTGTTACGGACGAGGACAAAGAACTTCTGCTCATGTTCATAGAGTCTGTCAACGCATCCAACGCAGCTATCATGGCACAGCATCGTGAAGCTACGAAGTTAATCATGTCAGACGATGATGCTGACTTGGCTGCGGACTTTGAAGATGCTTCTGCAGCTTAACCTTCAGGACTACCTGAACAAAGCCACCCGGGGGGAGTTAGACCTTCCCCCGGTCTCTTTGAAGCAGTTCACACAGGATTGTGAGGAAGCTGTCTCCCGGCAACTACGCAGGGAAAACAGACCTTATCGTATGCGTATGTCTGGTTTGGGTCGCCCTCTGTGTCAGCAGCTTGTTGAACGCAGCGGTGTTCGGGAAGAGATGGACTACAACGGTGTGCTGCGCTTCCTGTTTGGTGATATTGTGGAAGCCCTGACTATGTTGCTCTTGCGTGAGGTTGGAGCAAAGATTGCCAGCTTTCAGGAGTCCGTTGAACTGGAGATAGCTGGAGAGAAAATACAGGGAACTCTCGATGTAATTCTTGAGGATGAACTGGGTCAGAAGAAGGTTTGGGACATCAAGTCCGCAAGTGAGTGGGCCTTCAACTACAAATATTCTAACGGATATGATAAACTCAAAGAGGATGACCCCTTTGGCTACCTGATGCAGGGTTACCTATACTCAGAAGCCACAGGATTGCCATTTGGGGGCTGGATAGTGGTAAACAAGTCCAGCGGGCAGGTTTTGGTTGTGGAAGTCCCTGACTGGAAGCAAGAAGACAAGAAAGAATATCTGAAGGATGCTGAACGGCGAGTGCGTATCCTGACTAACCCTGATTCAAAGGTAGTCAAGTTAGATACAGAGTTTGAAACCTACCGTTCAAATGGCGAGGTTATCCGCACGGGCAACAAGACACTGGCAAAACAGTGCAGCATGTGTGGCTATCGTTCCCACTGTTGGCCCGATGCGGTGTTGCATGACAAGATAACATCCAAAGCCAAGAACCCACCACAGGTCTGGTATTCAACCTTGAAGAAGAAAGCCCTGTGACATGCCTGTCCTATACACCAAAGAATACGACCTGTCTCTCGTGGATCTCAACGAGGAACTCCTCATGCTCTATGTGGAATCCCACGCCAAGTCGGGAGGCGGTAGACGGGTCGTTTTTCTCAGGCAACACGAACGGGGCATCCCTGTAATAATCCGCGAGAACTACTCAGAAAGTGGCATCATCACCCCTGCAACAGAGGTGCGTGACCTAGAGGCAGTAGAGTCTTGCTTCCAAGTAATCGGCAACCATCTCGCAAACGGAAAGACTGTATGCGTCCCGATATATCCTCTCACCGAAGAAGTTATCTCCATAGAAAAACAATCCCCGAAAGTGGCCGCGTATCTCAGAAAGAGAATGGCCAGCTACAACATGAAATACCATTTGGGAAATACCACAAGATGAAGCGGTTTGCGGGATATAGGTCACAGTTTGAACTGGACTTGGCGCGAACTCTAGTCAAGAACAAAATTGAGTTTGAATACGAGAAGGCCAAGATAGCCTATCAGCCAAAGGTTCGGATATACACCCCGGACTTCTACATACCGGCGACAGGTATCTACATAGAAGCGAAGGGCCATCTCGATAAAGATGATCGCGTCAAGATGCGACTGGTCAAAGAGCAGCACCCGGACTTAGACATCCGGTTTGTTTTCCTGCGTTCATCAAATCGACTTTACAAGGGTAGCAAGACCACCTATGCTGCGTGGTGTGAACGTTATGGATTTCAATGGGCAGAGAAGACGATACCGCCTGAGTGGCTAAAGAAGGGAAAAAACAATGTCTGATAACGACAACATAGATGCAGACGAAACTCTGGAGAGACAGCTAGAACTTGCCACCCTTCTTCCTGAACGATGGTATATCATCTTCAACAACAAGGATGACGATACCGTCACCATGAACGCCTACGATACGACAACAGGCCCCGAAGATCCGGAAGCCTACGAGTCTGGCGTTGTCCTGCAGAACGGCATCATAGAGTTGCTTGAGAATGACTTTGAACGCATCGTAGAGGCTGGTATGGCCCGTCTCAGATTCAAGGAACTCGAAAAGGAAATCGTATCAGAAGTCAACGAGGAGATGGGCCTGTCCATTGAAACGTCCGGCGACAACATAATCAAGGTTGACTTTGGAGCAAAGCAATGAACGAGTATCAGAAGGCATGTTTGACCACTGCTGTATATCCCAAGATGCACAGCGTAACCTATCCGGCTCTAGGCTTGGCAGGGGAAGCAGGGGAAGTTGCCGACAAGATAAAGAAGATGCTGCGTGATAAGATTGATTCCCCAGAGTATCGGGAACAGGTCATGCTTGAGTTGGGTGATGTGCTGTGGTATGCTGCAGTTCTGGCAAGCGACTTGGGGTATGACCTCGAGACTGTCGCTAACCGCAACCTAGAGAAGTTGCAGGGTCGCCAGAAGCGCGGAACACTACATGGCACAGGAGACAACAGGTAATGGATACCCAGCTAAGTCACGAAGAATATATGCGGGAGAAAGAAAAACTGTTTGGCAAAGACATGGTGAACAGTCCCCCGCACTACAATCAGACAGGTATCGAGTGCATAGATGCTATCGGTGCTGCTACAGACGAAGGCTTTGAATACTACCTTCAAGGCAACATCATAAAATACCTCTGGCGGTATCGCTACAAGAATGGCGTGGAAGATCTGGAGAAAGCCCAGTGGTATTTGAACAAACTAATCGAGGTAAAGGAAACACTAACATGAGCAATACACTACCAACCCCCTATCAGCAGTTCATCCACAAGTCCCGATACGCCCGGTGGATCGAGGAAGAAAATCGGCGTGAAGATTGGCACGAGACTGTTGACCGCTATGTAGACTACATGGCAAATCACGCAGAAGAGAAGCATGGCTACAAGTTGAAGGCAAGTGAGAAGGCGGATATCAATGAAGCCATCTTGGGCCTACAGGTTATGCCATCCATGCGGGCTGTGATGACCGCTGGCAAGGCTCTTTCCCGGGATAACATCTGCGGGTATAACTGTTCCTATATTCCGGTGGATAGCCCTCGTGCGTTTGACGAGTGCATGTATATCCTGATGTGTGGCACAGGGGTTGGGTTCTCCGTTGAACGGGAGAATGTGGACAAGCTGCCTACCGTCAGTGATGCCATGAATAATTCAACGACTGTGATCAAGGTAGGCGACAGCAAGCCGGGCTGGGCCAAAGCC